GAATATACCGACCATTCTTCATGCGGTGCATCATCATGTACGTTACGGCGCAGATAGTCCAAGCCGCCATCAACCATGTATTCAAGTCCATTATCGTCAACATAAGTTTTATAATCGTGCCGATGTATAGATTCAAGAATCGTACCATCAGGAGTACGAATTCGGTTTGATACGATTCTTGGTTCACTCATTTTATCGCTCACAATAACCATTCTCAATCAGAGAATTTGCCATACGACCATACGAACCTTGCAATTGCCACGCCAGACCCGAGTCAATCAAATCTTGAAACAATTCTACCGTAGAATCAAAGTCTAGTTCACCAGATTCAAACGCCATGATTTTATCAATCTGATCCATGATTAAGCCTCCAGAGTATAAGGTTTATTCCACTTACCAATATTAACGTCAATATACCAACCCACGTTAAAGTAGTCTGTTTGAATATCAGACTTATCCCAGTTACCATCATTCATCTCTGGAATTACTTCACTCAGAAAATGATACGATTCACCACCGAAGTGTTCTTTGTACCAGTAAGGATTCACTTGAATAGAATCTTTTGCTGGTTCAAAGCGTGGACTATTATGATTGTTCTCATTATAGTCAGTAATAAAATCCACTTTACCGGACTTAATATTTAACACCAACGTAGAATGATGGCGAACTGCAAGGCTGGCTTTCACGCCATACTTTTTGCAGATTGCCTTAATCTTAGGTGCCAATTTTGCTTTCAACTCTTGAGATACGTAAGCCATCACAAACTCCTATATAATCAATCAACATGTATAATTCTACAGAAGGTCGGTACCTTTGTCAAGCAGATTCTTTGTTGTTTTTTAGCAACTTATCAATTTCGTAATAGTCCAGCTGGAAATGCTTGATGATGTCATCCCAAAAGTCTATTGCATAGCCATCAAATTGTTGTTTTTGAAACACGTGTTGTATTTCTGACAACACGTTCAAAACGTAGTCTTTTTGATAATGATGAAAAACTGCGGGAAAATGCGCCCCACCGGTCTTCATTCCTATTTCAGTCAGCAGTTCGTGATCCATAACGCTCCTTGATCATTTCAATTAATTCAGGGTTACGATACTCATAATGATCGGGAATTTGCAAATCAATGATTGGCTTATCTAACATCCATTCCATCATTTTATTGCGTACCCACATTGCATGTTCCGTATCAGCACATACAACTTCATCACACCACATCAGCAAATCTTCGGTAACAGGAATCAATGCATATCCTTCTGTACCAGCTGACCGTGTATTGAAGTTATATGGGTCAGCAGATAAGATATGAGCAATCGTGGGCGACCGCAACATGTTAGCCGAACACACTGTCAGCACACGTTTATAATCACCCTGAAAGCGATTGGAGTGGATTCCGTAATTACTCATTTATTTTCTTCTTTAGGTTCTGGCCATTCTGTGGTGTCTGAATCATCAGATGAACCGTCCCATTCTTCTTCATCTTCCCAGTCACGTTTATATTGTGCCATGCCAAATGTTTCTTCTAATACTACAGGCAATTCTTCTTCAATTTCATCAGCAGACAACTCGCCATACTCAAAATAATTATCTGAGCCTTGTTCGTACATGCCAGCAAAAGCCATGCCGGGTTCATTATATAGACCCTCTACTTCCCATTCTTGTTGCTCAAGATACTCATACAACATAATGGGTGGTCCCCATGCGGTTTCAAAACTAATGAATAATGTATTTTCATCAATACGTTCCCAGCCGTAGACACGTGCTTCCCATTTGGTGCCCCAATTCTCACAACACCATCCATAATTCCATTCACCCTCATATGGGCGCAGATATTTAAATATCTCTGAATCATCACCCTTATCAAGTTCTACGGCTAACTCATCCAGTTTTGTTTTATCTGAATGAGTTAGAGTCAGTGAATTATCGCACCAATTAGGCATAGTCTTCTCCTTATTTACAAATCACTTGAATTTCAGCAGAGGTATATGGTTTTTCCATTGCTTGTTCACGGCACTCCATGCGAAGAGTATCGTTATAAATTCCTGCGAAGACCATCATACCTAAAAACGTCAAAAATACAAATGCGCCAAAAACCAATTCTTTCATTTCACTTCTCCTTAAAAAATACTTGCAAGAACAGCAGCGCCATTTGCAGCAGACGCTAACAGATAGATAAAAGCCCAACCTGGGCGTTCTTCTTCTTTTGCAACATCACTCATGTTCCAGAATAATACTGCAAAAAAAGCATTTACAATAACCATCATTTTCCCATCTCTTCATGGTGTTTATCGCACAGTGTCCGAATCCAACCAGACTTTGTTGGTGTGCCCGGTGAGCCACATTCTTCACAGGTGTAACGGCTGACCTCTTCTGCCATGCGAAGGATACCGTCGGTGTATGCATTACCGCCACGATGATAGATTGTCAGCATACCAAACTTCTCTTTGACCTGCTCAAATACAACTTGGTCAATTTCTTTTCCGCGGCGCCGTTCCATATCAATGTGCGATTGGACCAGCCTCATAGCCGAATCAAGGATATGAAACCAGCCGTCGCCGTGATCAAAGCCCCAACACATAGCCGTTTGCATAGCACCAAGGTGCCGCTCGACCATTATGTTAGTATACTTCTCACACAACTCTTTGTCAAGATGTGGACTCATTTATTGCCATTCATCTTTTCAATTTCCATCAGAATCAAAAACAGCACTGCAAAGATACTCAAATCAATTCGGCCCAAGAATAAACAAAGAACCATCAGACCTGCAAAAGTAAGTCCGATGGCTGCACGAAGATTTTCTTTCGTAAACCATTTTAGCATAATTATTCCATTCAAGTAAAAAAGTAATCAGCGATACCAGGAACGTAATTCTGTTCGGGATTCAATTCAAAATATTTTGCTTTTGCAACTGCATCACGAATATCAGATTCATGCTCATCATCATATCGTAATCCGCAAAGAATGTCAATACACTGATTCTCATTCTCTGCGATAACGACCCACATGCCGCCATACTCGGACGATGGAAATGGTGCCCAGTAATCACCTATGTAAAGATTCATTACACCACACCTGTCCAGGTTGTCCGATTCAGATACGAATCAGGTTTGAATACATTACCACGTGTAAAGTTTCGTGCTGGTGCTTTCCACGAAGCCGCTTTCCAGATATCACCCGTAGCCTTTTCAACGAACGAATGAACCGAGCGGGAGTTCCACGACACCGACACCACTTTCACGTACTTTGAGCCTTCTTCAAACTCAATCGCAAAGCGAGAAACATCAACATCAACGCCCGTATCAGGCGCCCATTTGTTGTAGTAGTTTGAAACAATCGCATCTTTATAGCCAATCAGAGCAGTAGCCAAATCGCCAGTAACAGTAGGTTTCATCATATACTCCTTAGATAATCGTATCACAATATTTGTATTTCAACATTCTAGCCGTATCTTCATCATACATCCAAGTCAACGCACACCAGATTGAATCAGATACATTGTACCATTCGCGGTATGTAGTGTACCGTTCTTTGAACCAATACTGGTCACCACGTGCCGCAGCATATCTCTCAGCACGATCCAAAAATCCCATTGCATCCATTATGCTGCCTCCAAAGTCAATTCTTTAGCAGGAAACATAATCTGACCATCATACTCTAACTGATCCCGCTCATACTCAGTCAGATAGTCATCATCGACAATTTGAGTATCAATGATAAACTCTTGAAAGTAATCGTTTGCTTGCTCAATTTGCAAAGCGACTTTTTCCAGCACTTCAAACACCTGCTCTGGATCTACGCCACGCACGACATACTCATCACCACCCTTGGGTTTGAAGTAAGCATCAACACCGGTACCAATCGTACCGTCTTCACGCCAAGCGTAGTTTTCGTAAACTTGTGTAGTAATTAGCAACTTAGTCATTTTATTCTCCAATTAATCTCTCAACACAATCAGTATAGCGAAACTCGGTACCTTTGTCAAGCGGTACCGCCAATTACCTCTTGTAATAATTAGCATAGCGGTCAGCCGCTTTGAAGTACCACTCGCCAGGAGTACACCAGCGGGCGATAGTCGCCATAGGCGAACCCTCAATCTCTTCAAACTTCACAGCTTTCTTGGGTAACCAGAAGGTATACTTCGGATTATCAGCAGCCTCAAACTGAATGGCTTTTTCTGTTTCTTTTTTGATATTTACATATAAAGCAACAGAAGTGAAATTCCAGTTATGTTTCCATAATGTCAACATGCTATTTCTCCAATCAATCAACAGACTCTAGTATAACCAGAAGCGGTAAGATTGTCAAGCATTATATAATTGTCAAAAAACAATGTAAATAAATGCTATAATGGCAATTAACATTTAGTAAAAATCCAAAGATCCTCAAAATTGCCATCTCTTGTTTTTTTGGCTTGTCTGGAACCAGAGATTGCACTCCAGCGAACACGGTACGAATTTTCCAATTTTAAATACTTGCCAACAACATCTCTCATATCTTCGGAAATGGTCATATTTTCACTTTGCCTGTTTTTATAGTTTGAAATAACAAATCCAAATTTGGCATTAGGTTTCATTACTTCAACGCATGTTTTTACAGTCTCTTCCCAATAACCCTTTAACCAATCTTCATAATTTGGAAAACTATCAAAACTTTGTTCATCTGATGGATACAATTCTAAATCAAAATAAGGTGGACTAAACAAAACAGCATCAACAGAAGACCGATACTTATTACAAAAGTCATGCCGAGCATTGAGTTGTTCTGAGGGGCACAGATACAAATCAATACTTTTGGTTTGTTCGCCAAATAAAATACCAGCACTGGTGCGATTATATTCTTTGTGCAAAAGAGTGCCATTTTGCACAACAGCAGGAATTACATCGGTTGCAATAAAGTGATCAAAAGAGCTATTGTAAAAAGCCAGTTGATATGCATTCCAACCCATCACTGGTGCGAACAGCGTTTTACCCTCAAAAATCTCATTGAGTATACTCAGGTAAGTAACTGGATTGAAAATACTTGCACGATTGGCGCCAATCATAAAGTCTAGCCAGAACTGTTTTGCATTTCCATCATAATTACAGATATGATCAAAAAAAGCAGGACCTACCAAACTATTCCGTAACTTAAATTCTTCAAACATAACTTTCATCAAACCAAAGGTGTACTCTGAATCATTGACATACAACTTTTTGGTATTGTAAAAGTTTTCAAAATTTATGTTCTTACATATCTTACCATACTTTGAATTGACATTGCCAGAAAACACACCATCAGCAAAGATTTGATTTCGAGGTAAATTGAGATACCAATCGACACTCTCACGCAATTCACCATATTGGCGAAACCAAGACAAGAGTGTATTCTTTCCATTGACAACTAAAATCTCATAAAGATTTCGTTGATATTTCTCAAGGCGATTTTTCCGATCGTCTTTTTTACTCACTCGGTCAACAAAGTCTTTAAGATTGGACCGAACAACAAAAGATCCAGATCGGTCCATTACATCCAAAACACATACTTTTTCACAAAACTCTTGATAAGTCAAGTTAGGTAAATTAAATAATTTCAAAAAATCATGTTCCGTAAATACTAGATTCTTCATATTCTCTCCTTGTGTATAGCGACGTATTTATAGTGCATCTCTATACACAACGCAAGAGTTTATAACGAACGATTCACGAAACTCCACTTGAGCCATCAAAAAATCTTCTGAAAGATGAATAACATCATACTTGCGAAAACCTTTGCTCAGATACTTAGATTTCAGACGTTGTAATTCAGTTTGTACTTTTTCTATATTCTCTTTCTTATCAATATCGTATAATCGAATTAGTTCCAAATTTTTCTTATTTCGTACAGCAAAGATATACCTGTCACTGAATAGATCACCCATAGCATGAAACATAAACGTTGTTTTTTTACTTGTCTTGTCTACCTTTGAGGTTTTCTGCTCAATTAACACACCTCTTGATGTACCATCTTCACCATTCCGTGCAAAATTAACATTAAAGTCATCATCATAGACTTTAACAACTTCATACACCTGGAGTGATGAAAGACAATCAGTATCTAGTATATCAACAGCGTATTTGTTCCAGATTTTGGCTCGTTCAGCATAGATCAAATCTCGAACACTGGCCATGTCAGAAATTACTGCGGGTGTGAAGTATTTTGGTTCTTTTTTCTTTTTTGCCATGCCACTTCTCCATAATATAAAGAAACATGATTATATGTTCACTTGCTTAGATTGTCAAGCGATTCCATCGCCCGTCAAGCACCACCGCCCATTTTCGCAAAGAGAATAATAGCACCAATACCAAGAATCCAGGGTAGTATTCTCAGTGCTATTTTGATAAGAAAGTAAATGAATATTGCAGAAATGATAAGAGTAGCTGTACTGGGATCTATCTCTGGCTTTGGTAGACCACCATTATCAATCTCTTTACTCAGTGAAATAATACTTGCCATAATGTCAACTGCATCAGATGATACAACAGTCTCACCAGGGTCCAATGTTTTCTCAGTAGGTATCGGCGCGGGTGGCGTACCGGCTGTGGTTGTAATCGGGCCTTCTGCGGCTGTTTCTTCCAGTGGTCTTAGTAAGATAGGCATGACACTCTTTCAGTGAAAAATGGCCAGAAAAAAAATTTTGGTGCGATTCAATGGATAAAGCCGAGAAGTGTCTCGAAAAGGTTTCTTTGAAATAGCATGTTCCTTTTGATTGTAGCTTTTTTGGCCTTATAACGGTTTTTATTTCGGCACTTATACTACACACGAACTGCCCTCAAGCACTGCCCTCGGACACTGCCGCCCAGGGCACTATACTACACTACTCTATAGTACACCGTGTGTAGTCAACAGTCGGTCTATCTCAGATGCCGGTATACCTGTGAGGTTTGCAATCTCACTCACTGTCCAGCCCTGGTTGTACATCCTCAAGATATCCATCAATAGGTCCTTTACTTTGCCCATCACTCTTTCCTTTGTATACTGTAATATCACCATTGTACCCTAGTCCAGGTACCTCTGCTGGTGTGGTACTAGCCAAGAACTGTGCTAGGGCCAACTCCACATCTTGTGCGTTAAACTTTGCTTTACTCATTTATACAAATACCTTTATTGGATAACCTACTGCAAAACCATTGCTGCCCTTCACAAAACCCTTGCTCTGTTTCACTCGGGCCACTGCACGTGGTGCTTTGCGTGGCTTCAACACTGTAGCCCCCATGCCCTGTGTGGCCTCTGCTACCTCTTTATTCGTAAATTGTGCTACTGGGTACATACCATCTCCCTTAGAGTTTCCATGCTGTAATTGCTGCTTTCACATCGGCCACTGCAATGTTCAGTGCCCATGCAATGTGGCCAGTAGAGCGACCAGCAGCGTACAGTGTAGATATTGCGTTCAGTGTTTCTCGTCGGATAATCATATAGTCTCCATTTTAATCATCACAAAACCATTATACAGACAGTGCAAAACCTTGTCAAGCTTTTTTGTCGGTAAAAATGAAGGTACCGCCGCGGCCGAAGTTACTGGCCAGACGACCTTGATTAAAGACCGAATACTTGTTATTTCGGAAAGTCTTTTCGTTGGGGCGCGGTTTTGCTAGTTTTCCGACGGCTATAGGACCCTTGTAATTTTGATAAGCGGCTGCAAGTTCTTTATCCGTAAACATGATTTTCCTTAAGGTGTGTAATAGTTCACTTGCACATTCAGACCTTCCCAGGTCCCGCACAGGCCAACGCAAGCGGTACCAGCAAGCCCTGGGTCTAGTCGTGCATTACCCAACGCCCGCAGTGCCATCTCCACGGCTATGCATTGCGACACTCTGCCAAAACTATTCATAGCTTGCTTCACGGTCATGTAGACGGCAATGCCCGAATCACTAAACAGAATACGGACATTATCGGAATTTTTCATTCCAGGAATTAGAGTTTTCGTTCTCATAGTTCACCTCGGTCAATCATAGCATCCACAACAATCAGGATTCCCACAGGAATAGCAGCCACACAAAATATAATTTCTATCAGTTCCATATTATTCTCCAAACACCGCACCAATCGGGCGGCTAGTAATTGCTAATTGATAAACACCAGGATTACTTTTTATAATTCGCATCATTGCTTTTTTGTTACCCTTGGCCGTAATCAAACCAGTAGCTTTACAGTATACAGAATAATAAGTAGAAGCCATTATCATAGTATTAACCCAGAGTAGTAACAGTAGGACCAGCAAGGACACCTATCAGGACCAGCACCGCAAAAGTAATTACCAAAAATGCAATCATTTCGTTCTCCAATTCATCACTCAACATAATCATTATATGAGGATCGGTAGCCTTTGTCAAGCGGTTTTATATTATTTTTTGGGGGAATTTACTGCGGTACCTGGGCGGCACCTGGGATTGCTTGTCTGACAACTACTAGGCCTAGTTCCGGAGCCGGGCGCCTGTATTAGGGATAGTAGTCGTATAAATAGCACCCCTAGACTAGTGCGGTTGCATGACACAAAATAACACTTTCCCCCACTATTTCACACGGAATTATGCAACATGCAATATATTTCTTAGTATACTTCACGCTCATATATGTCAAAATCGCTTATAATACCTTCAAGGATCAAGTCTTCGCCATATACGATAGCCCTATCATAATTTGCAAATACTCGCATAACCGCATTCTCTGGGACTGTTACGACAATAAAGACTTTTTCCAACATCTTGCTTCTCCTAGTGATATTCTATGGTTCTAGTATAGACGGAGTTGGTAGGAAAGTCAAGATTAATCGCAGACTATTTTGTTACCTTTTAGGCAATGGTTTTTAGTAGTGTTGAACTCTGAGATTACGCGGATTGTGGTTGGGCTTGTGCAGCCAGTGAGGAGAATTGCTAGAATGATATATTTGACCATAGCTTGAGTTTTTCTCTCTTTGCTTGTGCATAGTGTTGGAGGCGCAGTGGTTTGATTATACTCTGCTCTATGCATAAGTCAATCATACACTGGAGGTCGCCTAGTTCTTTGTGGAGTGTTTCAAGGCTTGATTCACCCGTGATAGGATTCGTATTACCGAGCCCAAATCGGTGGATCTTTGATATCGCTTGAATTACTTCAGCCGCTTCCTCTTGCAGAATCACTAGGGTTTCGTTCATTAGTTAATCTTTCAATTTCATTGGCAGCCTCTTCTAACAAATCGGCTATGCGGTCGGGCTTATTCTCCTGGACACTCTTGCGGTCAGATATGTTTCGCCGAATCTCTGCTCGTTTTCGCAGACGGTATACTAAACTCTGCTCAGATACCGGTAAATGGCTCTCGTCATTCATTGGTATAGTCCAAAATGTTTTTGAATCGTTTTATCAATCCTGCGCTGATACTGTTCATCCGTAAATGTCAGTGGAAATAAGCTTGCACATTCTTTGATTACCAACTCACCAAACTTTTCCAGAATTCTATCATAATCCAACTCTTCCCATTCAGTTTGACTAAATGCTTCCTTCTTTAGTTCTTTAAGTTTCTCGTTCATTTTGGTATATTATACTCTCGGCCATATTGTGAATGATGTCCATGTGCTTCTGGCCCAGGATACTTTACATTACTTTCAGTGGGCAGTCCAAATCGGTTTCGAATGTTTCTCATGTCAGCCTGTGAGCCACAACATGCTATGCATTCCTGTATAATCAACTCACCAAACTTTTCCAGAATCACTATCTGCTTGGTATTCGTAACGTACTCTACACTGATACCAGCTTCAGTCATGAGGTCTTTGATTTTCTCGTTCATTGTTCTATCAGTGTCCTATTTTGAATGTCCCAGAACCTTTGTGTCGCTTCTTTAGCATAGTCCAATGAAATATACTGACCCAGGTGTTTTTCATCATGTATCGTAAAACTCAACTCACCCGTATACACCAGGGATATCCAAACTTCCTGTAGTGCTATCTTATTCACTGCGCCGACAATCTTACCCGTCATTATGTCATAAAAATAGTATTTGTCGCCAAATCGTTCCCACTTGAATTCTCTGATCATTGTTTTACCGAAATACAATTAGCCGTTACACGATACTTGTCCGAACTCCATGTCCGAACAATCGTTTCCCTTATCTGCTTACATTCATCATGTCCTTGTGTATACAACATAATAGAACCCTTTGCAGGTGGTACATTAGGATTTACAGCATGAAGCATTACAATCAGAGTCCACATATTATTCAGTCAAGTAGCCAAGGACTTTGTAGCCCTTGTAGGTAGGATGAACACCATCTCCAGATATATCTTTTTCTGGGCGTGGTATTACAGTATCGCCATAATCACCAGCAACAAACTTCACTGCACGAACTTGGTCGGGCTTCAACTTCTGGCTAGGCAGCAGCCAGAATACTCTTTGCGCTTGTGCATTTTCACGCAACTTCCGAATATTGGCTTCAGTATCAATACCCAGGTCATTCGCACCCAGGCTGATAATCAACGTCTTTGTCGGTTGCAACTTATGCAAATGCAACTTATTCCAGTTGGCTGAATTAATACCACTCTTAGCTATTGATTGACACTCAGTCCGAACTTGGCTGACACCAACAGCAATACTATCACCTACAATCAGACATTCTAACATTATTTCACTCCATCGGTTTTTGGTACACCATATAGCAGCATCATTATATCTAACGCACAATCAATCACAGGATCATGTTTTATTATATCACGCTCATATAAAAAGTCAATATGGTCCACCTCACAATAGCCGTTGTTCCCACCCGTCAGAAAGTCTACCGCAGTACGGACATCACGCCAACGATTATAGGGCAGCAGTGTCTCAACTTTCAATTGGCGTTCAATTGAATGCAATAATGTATCATCCAATGATCCACGTGCCCAAACCCAACATTTCTTATCGTTTTTTGATGCGATCCAATTATGAAAGGATTCTATGCCATTTTTCAGATTTTCGTCATTATTTGACGGGTAAAACGATTTTTTACGCACAATTTCGCACTGTTTTTCCCACCACTGTAAAGTGCCCTTATCTATCTTTCGCCCATAGTTTTCCACTTGGTCACGAACATTGAACTTAACAAAATAGGCCGAATCAACCAACTCTTTATACGTTGGCTTATCGTCGGGATTGAAATAGATACAGGCTAGGGATAGAATCACAGAATTGGATTCTACGCCTAGCGTTTCAACATCAAACATGAACATTATGCTAGAGCCGCAGCATCGGCTTCCATCTTTGCTTTCGCACGACCAGCAAATTCACGTGCATTGGTCAGGGCATAATCATCACTCAGACTATTGATGCCATGGTACAGTTTCCACTCACCATCAACTAGCCATTCAACTCGGACATCATATGCAACATCAAACGGACTACCATCGGAGACAATCCGAACATTACCAAAATCAACTTTATACATTACAACACTCCTTTAACACACTCAGATTCAAGAATCACGCTATCACGCACCGCACCAAACACATTGATGGGATTATCTAATGTTACATGATGCGACATACGACCACCATAAGTCACACGTGATACACGTACCACACCCGATACAGCAATATCACCCATGTACATACCGATGACACGCTGACCGTCCAAATAATTTTCGCCAATCATACTATTTCTTCTCCATCAGAATTAACCAGAACATACTCAACTTTAGGCGCAAACATACGGGCACCATCACGCAAGAATTGTTTCAACTCTCGGCGCACCTCAGAAGGATACTGATCTTCTAATTCAATAATATATTCAATCGCTTCCAGAAGCCCGTAGCCCCATGCGTCTTGAATCACTTTCGCCTCAGCCAGTAAATTCGTATACATCACAATCTCCTTATCTCTCAACATGTATACATTATCGCAGACTTCGGAAACTTTGTCAAGTGGTGTTATTCTGACAACGAAACGATAGACTTGCTTTTTATGCAATAGAATTGGCCATTCTTGTCCTGAATCAACGTACCTTTCTTTCCGGTACAGTGGTCCTCAGCTATCTTTCGTCTATCGTGGAGAATACTTATGGTGGTCAGGATACCGAATATGATAAGCACATATGCGGTAATCAATATCATCTTTTCAGGATGAAAGTCACTCTTCAGGAACAGGTTTTTCATTGCCATCTATACAAGTCTCACCAACGAAAATATAAACATTTGAATCTATAGATTTTTGTTTGAATAATTGATTATTGTAGCATTTGTAGGGATCACGATAGTTCATTGCAAAATAGTATGCACCGTATCCTATACCCGCAAGGACCATAAGGATAGGAATATATTTGATGTACTTAACTATTTCGGGCATTGCACCCAAAAGTTTAGGTAGTATCTCTAGTAATTGTTTCATTCAATTGCCATTGGTATGAAGCCAGGCTTTGCAGCATAGAGTTTACCAAACGTCCCGCATAAAGTTTTATTTTGGCGCATCTCAATGCATGTTCGTTTGCTATGATTGCCATACACCAAATCGTCATACTTTGTTGCATGGGAATGAGTACAAACAGGGTCCGCATCGGGACCCTCTAAAAAGTTTTTACAGTCTTTGCACAACTTTAATACCATCTATCCTAGTCCATACGCAACTGCATCGTTATCATATGATTGAGCAGCATACATCAACGCTTGATGCTCGGCAAACATTTCGTCCATCATATTTTCGTACTCGTCTTCAGTAAAGTCGGTCAATGTAGCCTCAGCAATATCACGGCACAATTCATTAATTTCATTTTCAAACGGCACACTCATCACAAACACCTTTCTCTTTCATCTTAATAATTTGAATCATCACTTTGATATTTGGCCATTCAGGATGGCTTTCATAATCACCAACATAAAAGCCACGAATCTTGGTCAAACCACGCAGTACATTTGCATCACTTACATACTTAAAATCATAATTAAAACCAAGCACACGTTTGCGAATAACAAAATTATCAAACTGGTCTCTGTTACCCGCTACGATATAGAATGGATCTATTTTCATCGTTGATTGAATCCTAGTTCGTATTCAAACATAATCATTTTGGCGATATTGATATACTGACGAGCCGCTTCAGGATTACGTACAAGAACCTCTTGTGCATCCGACAGATAGCTTGCAGCAATCATACCAGGACCAGATAGTTTGAATGTCATTGAATCAGTAATTGACTCAAGAATATCGGCTTTAGAGGCGCCGTATGCCTGCAACTCCCACGCTAAATCACTCATTATGTATTCTCCATGAATATTGCGCTATAAACGGACTCACGAACAGCGGTATCACTTGCTTCGTGCAGACCACGAACGGTAGAGATATCATCCAGAATTTCAATAACTTCAGCAACCGACCAACCAAGTTCTTTCGCAGCAATCACAACACCACCGACTACTTCATTACCGTAGTCTGTAAACATTCCGTAGTTCATCATGTTCTCCATTATTTAAACACAATCAAAGCCAACAATACACTGTTAAAGAAGAAACCAACAGCGTTACTTATTATGTATAATTTATCGTTACGACCTAATGCACGAACCAGAAACAGAAACAAACCAGCCCATACCATCAAAACCATACTAACAGGAGGAAGTCTATCGTTATACCCTAGAATCACACCCAAACTAGTAGGAAGAGTAGCAGCATGAATCAACACCATACCAACCCAGCCACACAACTCACTTATATCAAATCTGTCAACAATATTTCTCATCTCTTATCTCTCTTTCACACCACATTGATATAGTATCAAAGAGCGGTAAGATTGTCAAGCATTATCTGCTAGGTGCCTGCCTTTTACGCCATAATGATTTCTTTTTGACAACTTTTTCATTCATTTTGTTGTCTCCCTGATAATTCTTACTTGGGTGTCGGGTGTGGCAAAGATTCTAGCACGAATAACTGTTGTATTTGTAGCAACATCTTGCTGTTTTGTAAACTCTATACATTTTGCGCTGATCAATTCATTCAATAACATATTCAGAACTTTATTCTTTAACGCAACATCATCCATAGTAACAGCGGTGCGTTCATCAATTTCAAGTTTTGCTGTTATCATCTTACCTTGAATTGTATCCAACGGTTGTATAATCAGACTACCAGGACTATTGATTGCATTAAGTGAATTAATACCAAAACTATTGGTATCATCAATCCAAAATTTGTCTCTAACTGGAGGTGGAAGTGTATTCATCATAATAATCCCTTTTCATAGTGTTTGGTCCGGCGTGAGGGAATTGAACCCCCATTAAGAGTTTAGAAGACTCCTGTCCTATCCGTTGAACGAACGCCAGGTATTTGGTGGGCCTCCTCGGACTTGAACCGAGACAGTACAAATTATGAGTTTGCTGCAATAACCAATTATGCTAAAGGCCCATTGTTTGGTGCGGGTAGACGGACTTGAACCGTCAAGCCTTGCGGCGGCGAATTTTAAGTCCGCTGGGTTTACCAATTTCCCCATACCCGCAATATTACTTTTCTTCTTTTTCAATATCATTCAATAGATATTTTGCAGTTGTATCAATTACTTCTTGCGACCACATCTCTTCATTGTCCAATACTGGTATATCGTACTCGGATGACATCCAAGGTTTATTTGTATTTGCCTTCAAAGTATTCATTTGCTTTTATCTTTGCTTCTTCCATTGTTTCTGCTAAAACTTTTACCCATGCTTTGTCTCCTGCTATACTCATATCATATGGTACTTCACCATAAAATTGAAAATCATCTGGGACATTTATTTCAACTTCATATTCCGTCAAATGTTTAATGCGATTCATAATCGTATTGAATTCATCCTGCACCATGATTTGGTCCTCCGTATTGTGTATAAACCAATCGCTTCACCTCGTCTGCTCTTTGTTTAGAGTTTCTTGCACCCATAACAACATACACTTGATAATGTTTTTCGTTATTGATTATTTTCTCAACCATAATTGCTACACAAAAGCCAGCAGGATTTGTATAGCCAGTTTTACTTACTTGTACACCATCCACTTGTGATAGAATTAATCTGTTAGTATTATTCAATACCACAGTTCTTTGTTTTCGTTTACTTTGCGTTGTGATATATGCAGACTTCTTTGTTGATATTTCCCTAATATGTTCATAGTATCCAGCTGCCATGACCATCAGTGTAATATCACGTGCCGTACTTACATTCTTACTACTCAATCCAGATGGATCATCAAAATGTGTGTGCGTCATTCCTAATGTTTTAGCACGTATATTCATCTCTTGTAAAAATGCTTCACGACCACCCGGATAGTTTTGTGCAAACGATTCTGCTGCACCATTATCGCTTTTTACCAATAGCGCATGAAACAACTCTCCACGTGTATATTCACGTGATGGCAAATGTGAACCAGATTTTCTGCTCAACACTATCTTGTGATTCATGTTATCATCATAATCCAATGCAATCATTGCAGTCATCAACTTAGTAATACTGGCTAATGCACGAATCTCTTCGGCATTCGTTGCACACAAAATCCTACTCTCAGTGATATCTGTAATCATCACTGATAAGTTTTTTTGTGGAATATTATATACTGCATGTCTTTTGTGTGTACTCTTTGCTTCCGCAGATACAAACACCATAAAGAAAAGAATACCAAATACAACAATCCACTCAACAATAGTAAAATGTTTATATGGTCGGCTGTCTTTCATTGAGTGAACAGTGTAAAAAAGGTTGGTAAAAGAAGTACGAGAAACAAAAGCAAAACGTAACCTAAAATTTGTTTGTATATTAAGTCCATATCTGTCTCCTTGACAGTGGACTCTACAAATTAATTCAGTCTACTGCCTACTTTGTTGATGGCGGTTTCATAACTCTCACATAATTCACGATAATATTGTGCTTCGTTCCATGCGTGGAAAAGGTGAAACTTTGTTTCTTCAAGTAACGAAAGTATCGCAACTTGTTTTTCGGGATTGCCTCTCTTGATGAGACTAATCAAAATATCTAATTTATCAATGACTGTAACGCTTTCAATTTCATCATCATGCATTTCATCATCGTCATCAATCATTTTTCACCCTTTTCAAGCAAGGTAATAGCATCTTTTGTATATCTGATTTCCTTATTGAGGGCATCTCTTGCTTCATACAATTCCATTAGTTTAGCCCTAAGCCGATCAAGTTCAACTGTCTGCTTAGGAATTGTTTTCGGTGTAAATGTATATATGTCAGCCATGATTCTATTCTATTGTAATATGCATATATTGTCAAGTGATTTTTATTACCACTTTTCTGCTCTTTCCCAACTCTCATCATACTCTGCAACATAATCGGTAACATCTGGGATATCTACCGCATAATCTTCCATTTCGGTTTTTTGCCACTCTTCGCCTCTACGTATCGCTGAAGATATTTCGGCAGATTTGGCTCTTGTTGCTGCACCCTCAGGTGTTTGGTGATATTCAATTAATTTTTTACGTCTAATTGCTTTGTCTTCTTCGGTATGTGTACGAACATTACCGCATGACATTGAACAATATGGTCCACGTTTTTTGTGTGTAGCACCACACTGTGGGCATATCTTCTCTTTAGGCATCCAATCTCTCTTCAATGCGTTCACATAGAAGATGTCCCAAAATCAAATGCATTTCTTGAATATGCGGCGTTGATGTAGAAGGAATTGCAATGTAGTAATCGGAATATTGATGCATGTATCTTGTTTTCATACCAGTAAATCCAATGTTTACTACGCCATTTTCTTTACCATATTCCATTGCTTTCAAAATATTTTTTGATAGACCTGATGTTGACAAATAAACTGCTACATCACCAGGTTTGGATAATGCTTGAAGTTGGCGTGAGAATACATGCTCATAGCCCAAATCATTTGCAATTGCTGTTATCACTGATGTATCAGTATTCAATGCAATTGCTGCATATGGTTTACTTTGTCTCATGAAATATGAAACCAATTCACCTGCTAGGTGCTGTGCTTCTGCTGCTGAACCACCGTTACCCATAAAGAATATTTTGTTACCATTTTGCAGAGCTTCAACACATGCGTTTGCTGCTCCGACTAATTGATCTAATGGCTTCGGTATCTCAGTCGTTGCAAACATCTGTGTTCTATTTTCAATGAGAGTCTCTAAAAGGTTTTTTGTGTCTGTTAAAGACTTGATCATAAGTAACTTATCCATAATTTATGCCGATTGAAAGATTGATTGGGAATCACATGCGGTGATGAAATTTATAAACTGAACTGCATCTTGTTCATCTTCATAATAACGTATGATTGTTTGACATGTATGTGTTGATACAACAGTCAATAATATATAATGATCACGGTAGGTGGAGAATTTCATCCACCAACCGTTTTTTACTACTGGTTGCCAGAATTTAGTCTTGAATTCAATATCAAGACTTAGTTCCTTTGTTTTCTGAGACTGACTCTGACTTGATGATTTTTTTCGCATCTTCCGCTACATTTTGATTGAAGTTTAATGCTTTCTTCGTATATGTAGTAAAGTTTCTATCTGTAATATCATCAATGAAGTTAAGAGTATTATCTACTAAACTCTTGTTGAAGTCAACAGTTTTCATGGCAATTGTTTCAGATTTGCGCTGAATGTCATTCCAGGTATAGAATGTGGGGAATTGTGGTTGATTTAAAAACATTGTAATTTCCTTTTTTGGTTGAACTCTTTGATAAGCTGTTCTACATCGGCAGGTGATTTCGGATCTCTTGAGGCGATGTAATACTCAATATCCGTTATTTGAGGTTTTGTAAACCACTCAACTATTTTTTTAAACAAAACTACTCTCCTATAAAATTGAACAGTCCCATTAGGCACCGTCAACTTTATTTATGCGGTTTTATGCTGCAACCGCACATTTTTTAGGTGGGCTTTGCGTATCTTAGCCGATACCCAATCGTTATAGAAGGATTCGTCTAATAATGCATGTCTGGAGAATATTTCAAACGTCTCCCAATACGAACATTCCGATCTGCTTTTGCACAAGTATAGAATTGTTCTGCGGAAATTATGTGCGCCTAACTCGGTTACTTCTCTTTTGAGTGTTTCGTTGGAACTGTAATAGGTTTCCCAGTCACTGGTTTTTCTGATTTTTTTTCTTTTGCCGTTGACTTGACGGTAACCAGCTTTACTAAAGTATTTGCGTCCAATATATTTTTTACCTGTGATTAGATTTTCTATCAGATACACAAAACCAAATGATGTGCCATCGTCATCAAATGGCACACCATCATAGTACCATGTCATAGAGGTTCTTCATCTTTATCGTCATGTAAATCCTGATCAAAATCTTCTTCATCAAGAATTAAATACTCACCACAAAATGGGCAAAAGCTTGGATCTGATTCTGTGTGCATCTCATCATAAGAGATACTAAATTCGGATGCACATGCGGAGCAGGTATGATTGATATTCATTAGTTACACCATGATTGTTTTGCTTCACCAAAATATTCACGTGCAAACCCGTTTTGAATTAACATACCACGAAGGCTTTGTCCATCAAGCACGATATCGCCTAATACACGACCACCAAACTTGTCCCAACCATAGAGAACAACTTGACGTTTGGTTGATTTTGCAACTGCATTATTGGTAAACTTAGATGCAAGTAAACCTCTTTCGTTTTCTTGTGGACATTGGGCACGATGGCCCTTCTCTGGTGTGTCAACACCATAAATGCGAACTGCTAATTCTGGTTTTAATGGTGCTGGTAAAAATGGTGCTGCGATAACGATAGTATCACCATCACTTACACGGACGATTTGTGCATCATACATTACACCCTGCGGTGTTTTTTGTGCATGTGCTGGCAATACTAAACATAAAAATAAAAATCCTACTGCGGCATAAAATTTTTTCATACAGTTTCTCCTGAACATACTTTTAAATACATCTGATTTCTTGCCGTTCCCGGCACTTCAACTTCAGAGACATATTCATTTGGTTGAATTGGTTGAATTGCTTGTATCTTACTATCTTCTTTTACATATACTTGACGCAACAACATAAATGCTTTTCTTGAGCAACTTAAAATGCCCATTGTATATATCTTGTATGTGGGTTCGCTGAATGTAGAATATGTGTACGGCGTGTCAAATTCAATATATGAATGAACTATAAAATTATCTCTGTCTAGCATATGAATTTTTTTGCTGACTGAGAAAATATATGTGTATTCATGCATTAAAAATTCCCAATCAGAATCATCATGCACTACTTTGTTATCGTTAAAGTTTAATTCAAAGCGTTCGTTTTCAGCAAAAGCAGAAAAAGATAGCAAAATTACCATGACAAATGTAAATAAATGTTTCATGGTGCCTCCCTATATTGGGCAGTAAACATTTATTTAGACTATTCCCAGTATTTGGTCCCGTCTAACTTATCCCAGTATTTTTTGTTATTACGATTTATAAAATTTTTAATGAGATAGGTGGCCATGCCGAAATATCCCATCTTTTTGAATCTACGGGAATCTTGTCCAAAATAATGTTCAGTAATTTTAAATTTTTTTGGATCGTACATTCTTGAAAGAAAGAAATCTTCAGAAGTTGTGTATTTTTCTGGAAAACCACCATACTCTTCAAACTTATCTCTTCGGGTAAGCATAAATGCACCGACAGCGAATGGACTAAAATATTTTAAAATATTATTCAGAAAATTGAAAATGGCAAATCCAATACTTGCTCGCCAATCATCATCATAACAATATATTTTTGCTCCGATTAAATCCAAATTATAAAATTCTATTTCTTCAACGACATTACGTATAGTATAACTATCACAAAAACAAACATCTGAATCAATGAATAGAATATAAGGTGTGGTAACCAACTTGGCGGCATTATTTCTAGCTACTGCCACTGGTCCACCGTCAATGATTTCAATATTTAAGAAAGCACTATTATCTCTTATAACTTGCCTTGTATTATCAGTAGAACTATCTGCAATAATAATTTTTGTATCTCCGATTTTTTGTAATCGTAAAGCTCTTAATAAGTTATGAATGTAACTTTCTTCGTTTTTACATGGTATTACAATCGTAACTTTTTCACTCAGTTTATTTTTTGGCATTTTCTATAACCTTAAATTGTTCAAATTTTAAGTAGTAAATCATTGTTGTCATCAACCACATTATCGTTCTCTTGTGTCCATGTGATTATTTCCCATCGGCCATCGTGATGCTCAACTAATGCTGTTAATGATTCAACCCAATCACCATCATTCATATAAGTTACACCGTCTATCTCTTTTATCTCAGCATGATGTATATGTCCACATATCACACCATCATATCCTTTTTTCTTGCAATAACCTGCTAGATTTTTTTCAAATTGAAAGATAAAATCTACGGCTTTTTTTACTCGGTGCTTAAGGAAACGACTAAGGCTAAAATAACCAACACCAATTCTATGTAAGATCCAATTAAATTTACTATTAACTGATAAGATGCAATCATATGCTCTGTCTCCTAAAAAAGATATCCATGGTGCTAGTCTTGTAATACCATCAAATAAATCACCATGAATCACCAAATAGTGTTTACCATCGGCACCGATATGTTCACATTGATTGACCATTTCCATGGCACCAAAACTTAAATTATATTGCAGAAATGGTCTTAAAAACTCATCATGATTTCCTAAAACATACACTACTCTTGTTCCTTTTTTTGCATGGCCCAAAACTCTACGAACAACATTTGTGTGACTTTGTTTCCAACGCCATTTATTCTGTTTTATTTTCCAGCCATCAATGATATCACCAACAAGATATAACGTGTCGCATGTGTTGTGTTTGAGGAAATTGTTAAGTGCTTCAGCCTTGCAATCTTTCGTGCCAAGGTGAACATCTGAGATGAAAATACTACGATATGTTTTTTGCATAGAAATTCTGGTTACGGATCCAGAGTCACCTGATCGTTGTGACCGATTTTTAAAAAGGTTAGAAATTCAATTGACTTCTAAACATAATGGCTTTATCACCATTTACACGACTACCTGATGAACCAACTAATGCATCAAACTTTGTATCAACATAATTTAACATGAAACGAAGGTTGTCAGTAGCAAGCCAAGTGATACCATATGTCATAGCAGTAGCACGATTGGTTTTACCAGTAGCAACAGCAATATCACCAGCATCAAACTCACTCATACGTACACCAACTTGCCATGCACCACGACCACCTTTGTCAATAGAGTTTGCTGGTTTGACGGAACTAAATGCACCATCTTTGTAGTTGAATGATTCACCAGTTAGATTGTACACAGCTTGTACATAGTAACCTTTAATTTCTTGATTATTACCTGTTGTTGGATCGTACTTGAAATTAAAGTGTTCAGCTTGAACTTTTAGTGCATTGTATGCAACTGCTGCTTCAAGACCTTGGCGTGTTCTAACGGTATCACCACTCAATGCAGGACCTGTAAAGAAAGCACTTTGTGATCTACTCTCAGTTCTACCACTTGCAGGAGTCACACCACCTTTGATATCGCCTAGACTATAAGCAGCACCTAGGTGTGCAATATAAGCTTTGCTACCTTGCAACTCAGCAATGTTTGTGGTAACACGACCGATGTAATCAAAACCATCATTGACTGCATCTTTATTACCACGACCACGGCTTGCAGCAACAGCATAAGTCAAACCTGCTTTCGGTACACCATGCACCATAAATCCGGTTTCTTTTGAAGGAATAAATTCACCCTCAACTTGACCAACCAAACTGCGCTCCATAAAATCAATGTTGTTTGAGCTAGTCAACTGTTCAAGACTGAATGGCATTTTGAACAGACCAAACTGAAACTGCATTTCAGGATTTGCAGCATAGTTTACCCAAGCCACATCCATCAACGTTGATGTAGATGATGCGCCAACATCGTTACCGAAGTTACCAACTATTTCGTACTTGAAGTCTTTTTGAAACTGACCACGTACACCAAATCTTGCACGACGAATTTCAGTTAAGTTTTGATATGCATCTGTCGTTTGACTTGTTCCATAGTCTGGTGTGTAGTAACGGTAGTCCATGTGTACTCGCCCTGTAAGCTGAATAGTATTGTTACCATCTTTGCTTTTTAGTCCGATTCCATTTTCCATAACTGAACCATCATTTGCTCTTGCTTGTCTGTATTTGACTGAATCGCTAACATCTTTATCAATTCTTTGCTCTGCAAATTTTTTGTTTTCTTCTTTCTCTTCATATGCTTTGAGTTTATTGTCATATTCTTGTTGAGTGATTATATTCTTCTCTCTTAGAATATTCAGAGTATCTTTATACTCATCAGCATGTGCAGGAATTACTGTTGCCAGTGCAATTACGATAGAAAGTTTTTTTAATAATTTCATGATTTATCCTTATTTCCAAATTGGGTTGTTGTCTGGACCACGGAAATCTTTCTTCCAGTTTTCCTGAACTAATTTAATTACATCGGCTGGCATATGAACGTATTCTAATTCTGTTGCCATTTGTGCGCCATTCTTATATGACCAATCAAAGAATTTAAGAATTGCACGACCCGTTAGTGCATCTGCTTGCTGTTTGTGCATCAGGATAAAACTTGCACCAGTTGCTGGCCATGCATCTTTGCCTGTTTGCCATGTGAGTAACAAATACATGCCTGGTGCATTGTTCCAATCTGCACCTGCTGCGGCTGCTTTGAATGTAGAATCATCAGGTAATACAAAAACACCATCACGATTCTTCAATTGTGCAAATGCAATTTTGTTTCTCTTTGCAAATGCATACTCAACATATCCAAATGCGCCTTTGATTCTCTGCACTTGTGCTGCAACGCCCTCATTGCCTTTACCACCTACACCAACAGGCCATTTGACTGCTGTGCCTTCACCGACAGTTTTTGCAAACTCTGCGTTTGCTTTACCCAAGAAATTTGTCCAGATAAATGTAGTGCCCGAACCATCTGCACGATGAATTACAGTGATTGCTAATGCTGGAAGATTCACACCAGGATTCAAATCAGTAATTGCTTTGTCATTCCATTTTGTGATTTTACCCATATGAATGTTTGCAATAACTTCTGGTGTCAACTTCAATTGACCTGGTGCTACACCATCAAGATTGAAAACTGGCACGACACCACCAATGATTGCTGGAAATTGAACAAGACCTTCTTTGTCCAATTCTTCTTTTTTCAGTGGCATATCACTTGCACCAAAGTCTACTGTTTTTGCTTTGATTTGTTTGATGCCACCACCAGAACCAATTGATTGATAATTTAGACCAATGCCAGTTTGTGCTTTATATGCTTCAGCCCACTTTGCATAGATTGGAAATGGAAAGGTCGCACCAGCGCCAGTGAGTTCTGCTGCTGATACGACCGAAGATACTGCTAATAGAATAGATGCTAAAAACTGCTTCATATTATCTCCTATGGTTAGACTACTAAAACATTTCAATTGCAACGGAATTGTAACAATTGAGAATTTTTTTTAATAGTCCGACCACAAAAGATAATCAGACTTTATATTTAGTATTATGCGGCTTTACCCCATACAGTTTCCCAATTACCAGACAACGCACCCTTTGAATAATCTGTAGCACGATTCTCAAAGAAATTGGTGTGTGTTGGTGCATTGATCATCTCTTCAACCCATGGCAATGGATTCTTTTTAACTTTGAATACACCCTTGAGTCCCAAAGAAATCAAACGACGATCTGCAATATAACGAATATAAGTCTTTACATCTTCAGAAGATAGACCACTGATACCTCCCATATTAAAAGCAAGGTCAATAAATTTATCTTCTAGTTCTACCATCTTTTCTGCGATAGTGTAGATTCTTGACTTCAGATCATCATTCCAAATTTCTTTATT